GACCTAGAACAAAATGTAATAGACAAATTCCCGTTTAGTTCAGATGCTAATGCAACTGATGTAGGTGATTTGACTAATACTAGGACGTCTACTGCTGGACAATCGTCATCTGATAATGGCTACGTTTCTGGTGGTACTAATTTCAACAACAATTCTTCTCAAGGATACCTCAACATAATAGACAAATTCCCGTTTAGTTCAGATGCTAATGCAACTGATGTAGGTGATTTGACAAGTGCAGTAAAGCAGCAGGGAGGACAGTCATCGACAACAAATGGGTATGCATCAGGTGGTACGATTCCATTGACTCCTAACGTAAACGTAATTGAAAAATTCCCGTTTAGTTCAGATGCTAATGCAACTGATGTAGGTGATTTGACAGTTGCAAGGAACCAAGCAGCAGGACAACAAGTTTAGGATAGGTAATAATGACAGTACAGGTAAGTAGACAAGATATAAGCACGGAAGCTTTATTTGAGTTAAACTCTGAGACAAGATTTCTCAAATTACCAGTAAGTCCTTATTTGGATTTGCTCGGCATAACACCGCTGCCTTCACAGGTAGCGATTATAAATGCGATTAATAATCCTAAATATCGTTTTATTAATGCAGCAATATCAAGACGCCAGGGTAAAACATACATAGCAAATATAATAGGTCAATTAGTCTCTCTGGTACCAAACTCAAACATTCTTATAATGTCCCCTAATTATTCCTTGTCTCAGATTTCTTTTGATCTACAAAGAAATCTTATAAAACATTTTGACCTAGAAGTACGAAAAGACAACGCAAAAGATAAAGTTATTGAACTCACTAACGGTTCTACAATTCGTATGGGTTCTGTAAATCAAGTTGACTCTTGTGTTGGTCGTTCTTACGACTTAATTATATTTGACGAAGCTGCGCTTACCTCTGAAGGAGAAGAAGCATTTAACGTTTCGTTAAGACCGACTCTCGACAAAGAAAACTCTAAAGCACTTTTTATCTCGACTCCTCGTGGAAAGACTAATTGGTTTGCCAAGTTTTTTGAAAGAGGTTTCAATCCAGAGTATCCAGAATGGGTAAGTATTCGTGCAACATATCTCGACAACCCTCGGATGTCTCAGGCAGATATTGACGAAGCACGTAAATCCATGAGTGAAGCAGAATTTAGACAAGAGTACGAAGCAGACTTCAATACCTACGAAGGTCAAATCTGGGCGTTTAATTCAGAAAAGTGCATTGCAGATTTATCAGAATTAGAAACTAAAAAGATGGACATACTCGCAGGGTTGGACGTTGGTTTTCGAGATCCCACAGCTTTCGTAGTTATAGCATACTGCTGGTCAGAGGAAAAGTTTTATGTACTCGATGAATATTTAGATGCAGAAAGAACGACAGACGGCCACGCACTAGAAATTCAAAAGAAGATTGAAAAGTGGGACATTGACTATATCTACATAGATTCCGCCGCACAGCAGACTCGATTTGATTTTGCACAAAACTACAGTATTTCCACTGTAAATGCGAAAAAGTCTGTACTTGACGGAATCTCTCATGTTGGAGGAATAGTAGACAACGATAACCTGGTTGTAGACGGTAAGTGTTCAGAAGTTCTTAGAGCTCTCGATGGATACCAATGGGATCAAAATCCAAATCTCGCAAAAGAAAAACCAAAACACGATAGAGCTTCGCACATGGCTGATGCATTACGATATGCGTTGTATTCATTTGAAGTCTCGCACACAGGATTTTAATAATACATGAGAAAAATAGTGTTTGACATAAAACGTAAAGTTAGATATAATTTTGGTATTAGAAATGGACTTAAAACGAGATAAAATAAAATATATACGAGACAAGGCAAAATCACTATACAAAAAAGGAAAATTCTGCGAAATATGCGGAAAGAATACAGAATTAGACTTTCATCACTTTTATAGTTTAAGTCCACTACTCTCGAAGTGGTTAAGAGAAAAGAAAAAGATAAGACCAGACCACTACACAGATGAATACACAATTATCTGGAGAGATGAGTTTATAGAAGAGATGCACGCAGAGCTTTATGATCACACAGTTACTCTCTGCCATGATCATCATCTGCAATTACATTCAATTTATGGTAGGAACCCAGAACTTTCAACAGCGCAAAAACAGATGCGCTGGGTAGAGATTCAAAGAGAAAAATATGGCGTGGTATGACAGAATCTTGGGCAGACAGCAGCCCCAAGAAGTCGAAGAGAAGCTGAATCCTATCCAACAATACTTGGGTTCTGATAAGCAATCTTCGAGAGAACTTACAACACGCTACGAAAGGTATTATGAAACTCTTGAAATCGTAAACCGAGCCGTAAACATTGTAGTTGACGACACTGCTGAAATTCCACTAGAAGTAACTCAGGAAGGCTTTTCTGGAGTTGTAAAAGGAGTAAAAAGAGCAAAAGTAGCAACTCTGTTAAATACAGAGCCGAACCTGTTTCAGGATATCAGCACTTTTAAGCGAAACCTTATTACAGACTATCTACTCGATGGCAATATTTTTGTATACTTCGATGGCGCCCACTTATATCACCTACCTGCCGATAACGTAACAATTCACGCAGACAGTAAAACTTATATTGAAAAATATACTTATAACGATATAGATTATGGGCCAGATGAAGTAATACATATTAAAGAAAACTCTTTTCACGATATTTATCGAGGAGTTTCTAGGTTAAAGCCAGCAGTTCGCACTATGGAACTTATGGCAAATATGCGAGCTTTTCAGGATAACTTTTTTAAGAATGGAGCTGTTCCAGGTCTTGTACTTAAGTCTCCGAACACTCTGTCAGAAAAGATTAAAGAAAGAATGCTACAGTCTTGGGCTATTCGTTATAGACCAGACTCTGGAGGTCGAAGACCTCTTATTTTAGATGGTGGCATAGAAGTTGACAAGATTTCAAATATAAACTTTAAAGAGCTTGATTTTACCAATGCAATCACTGAAAATGAAAAGATTATACTTAAAGCTATTGGGGTGCCTCCCATCTTATTGGATTCAGGAAACAATGCTAATATTCGTCCCAATATGCGTTTATACTATTTGGAAACTGTTCTTCCGATAGTTCGCAAAATGAACTTTGCGTTTAGCAGATACTTTGGATTTGTTATTCGAGAAGATGTAACTGGGATTCCTGCACTTCAACCAGAACTAAGAGATCAGTCACAATACTATCAATCTCTCGTAAATGCAGGAATACTTAGCCCAAATGAAGCTAGATCACAGCTTGGCTATGAGCCCCTTGAAGGTCAAGACGAATTAAGAATACCAGCAAATATAGCGGGTAGCGCCGCAGACCCTTCACAAGGGGGTCGTCCAGAAGAGTCTGAGGAGGACTAATGGCAGCAACACGAGGACAAAAAAGAAGATTAGCAAAAGACTTAGGAATGTTTTTTGCAGAAATAGGAACAGTACCCACACAGAAAGAATATGGAGTACATCCTCAAAGACCAAGAATGACTAGTCTAAAAGAGATTAATAGAATCGCAGGATCTTGGCACAGAGCTTTAATGCTTATAGAAAACGAACAACCAGAACTTTGGGAACTTGCAAATAAAAAGCCTGATTTAGGAATAAATGAGTTTGTAATTGAAAAACCAAAACCGCCAAAAATAGATATACCTATGGCGAAGACTGTAACTACAGCAAAGAAAGGTAAGGTTGATGAATAAAATATTTAACTTAACTTCTACCTTTAAGTCTCATGAAGTTGAAGACGGCTCTGTTATTATTCGTGGTATGGCAAGTACCGCAGATACGGATAGAGCAGGCGATATAATCGCTTCAGAAGCCTGGAATAAGGGCGGTCTCTCTAACTTTGAAAAGAATCCTATTATTCTTTTCAATCATGATTACGATCGTCCAATCGGTCGTGCAACGGGACTTAAGGTAACAGACAATGGGCTAGAGCTAGAAGCTAAGATTAGCAAGTCGGCTCCCGCCAACGTATGTGAATTAGTTAAAGAAGGTATCCTTGGAGCTTTTTCCGTCGGTTTTCGAGTCAAGGATGCGGATTATCTAAAGGAAAGC